TATAATCATATTTGCAACATTTCATCCGGCGGGGCTTTTACGGGCTATATTGAAATTTCGACCTATGATGCCGCATGGATTAATTTGTTGGATGGCGTAATACAATTAAATGTATTAGGAGCAACCCCATCACGATTTATCTATTTTAGCTCGATGGAACCGACAACGGACAATTATATATCTAATAATACAATAGGTGTTGTACCCGATAATGCAGTATTATGTATTATTAATATGAGCCACAATAATAACCCTAATGGATATGAAAATATAAAAGTAGAACAAATGCTTAATTATGTAGATAATACACGATTTAATAATTTGTTTGGAGATTATATTATAAATACCCCCACGGGTAAGAATTATATTAACCCTAATAATCTTTTACCGGGATACATAATTTCTTCCGGTCAAGTAGTGCCTAAGGCAGAAGGTATAATGTCTAACAAGATATATCTAACTAATGGAGAAGTATATACTATGCAAGGCATTTTCTTTTATGGTTTGGCAAATGCTATTTTTATTGCATATTATGGGGAAAATGATGTCTATTTAGGCAGAGGGAAATTTAATGCAACCTATGAAGAGGGACAACATTACGGTAATGCAACATTTACTTTTGATGATAATAATGGTAGTATAAAATATGTGCGTATTTGCTTACAAACAAGCACAACATATCCTTTTAATAAAGAAATTGCACAATTAGAATTAGGAGATAAAGCAACCGCCGTAGAACAATATCAAGGCGTTGAAAAGGTTGTTTTCCCCACCTCTGATAATGGAGGTAAGAAAAAAATACGCATATTATCAATTGGTAATTCGTATTCGCAAGATGCGTTAAGTTATATCCCTTTCATATTGCCTAATATACAAAAGAATATAGATATTGAAATAGGAATATTATACATGAGTGGGGCAACGCTACAACAACATTACAATAACTTTGTTAATGAAACGCCCGCATATACTTATTTCCTATTTAATGGCGGTATTAGTTGGCAAAACTTAGGAAGTTACACAATACAACAATCGTTGAAAAGTCAAAGTTGGGATATAATATTGTTGCAGCAAGGTTCTACTTCTTCATGGACATGGGCAACATATCAACCATATTTAAACCAATTAATAAATTTGATATATGGGCAAATAGATTATCCGGTAAGGTTTGGTTGGATGCTCACTCAATCACGACCAAAAACAGGTGATACGGTATATACAGACGAAGAAATTATAAGTCATTATAACGCTATTGCAGAAAATGCGCAAAAGGTATTAGATGAAACATTATGCGATTTTATTTTTCCAGTTGGTACAGCCGTGCAAAATGCCCGTACAACTTCATTAAATGCTTTGGGGGATTATGGAAAATTGTGTTCTTCCGATGGCGGACATTTACAAGAGGGGTTGCCCTCACAATTAGCCGCATACACTTGTATTGTTGAATTATTGAGATTATCCGGTTATGGCATAAATTCGATATATGGCGAAAATACACGTGTTACAACTGAATGGGTACAAGGAAAGAATATGCCCGGTCCCAATGGTTCCCCGGTTGGTTCTACGGATGAAAATTGCGCTATTGCGCAAAGATGTGTAATTATGGCAATTAATCATCCTTATAAAATAACTGATATGACAGATATTAATGTTTAATAACTAAGCCGGGGAGCAATCCCCCGCATAACTATTTAAAGATATGGATAAAATTTTTACGTGGGAACAATGGCGTATGATTTTCGCCACGTCGTTAAGTCCGGTTTTAGCCTATTTGACCCCGACGGCGGGATTTATGTACGCATTGGTTATAATGTTTGCTTTCAATATTTGGGCGGGTATGCGGGCGGACGGTGTAAGCGTGAGGCATTGCAAAAACTTTAGATTCAGTAAGTTTAAGAATGCGTTGGCGGAATTGCTTTTGTACGTTACCATTATACACGTTATTTATTCGGTAACGCTGCAATGTGGGGATAATGAAGCCGCCAAAATAGTAATTAAGTCGCTTACATACATTTTTATGTACGTATATTTGCAAAACGCATTCCGCAACCTTATTAAAGCATATCCCACAAAGGTTGCGTTGCGTATTATTTACCACGTTATCCGGTTGGAGTTTACACGAGTATTGCCGGGATATTGGCAACCGATAATTGAGAGATACCAACGGGAACATGATAACGATATTATTAACGATAAAGAAAAGGAGGGCAAACAATGAACCAAACAGAGATTTTAAAGTATTTGGAGGAACAAAAAACAACCCGGACGATTACGGATTTGATTGTACATTGCACCGCAACCAAGCCCGGCGCAAAAGTCAACGTTGATGTTATCGACGGTTGGCACAAAGAACGGGGATTTAAGAAGCAACCCCAAAGCGGGCGAATTTGCGGTTATCACTTTGTTGTATTACCGGACGGGACGATTGAAACCGGGCGTTTTCTTTCTGAAATAGGGGCGCACGTTTCCGGGCAAAATTCGCGGTCTATTGGCATTTGTTACGTTGGGGGATTGGATGCCAACGGCAAAGCCGCCGACACACGCACGCCGGAACAAAAGGAGGCGTTATTATGGTTGCTTATGCGGTTAGTCGTTGTGTTCCCGGACGCAACGATTAAGGGACACCGGGATTATTCCCCGGATTTGAACGGCGACGGCATTATTGAGCCGTGGGAGTATATTAAAGAATGTCCGTGTTTTAATGCGGCAATTGAATATAGTAACATTTAATTTTGTACCATTATGACAAAGAAAGACAAAAAGGAGTATTTGGAACAATTGGTTGCCAATCAAGGGAACCAAGCGGGAATTAGTATTGCCCCGTTGTTATCCGCTATTATTGCAGATTGCGAGGACGTTTTTACGGTTACGGTTGAGGACAACCAAGAAGATACGAAAAACGTAACGAACCCACAGGCGGAAATAGACGCATTTATTGACGCCGTAAACGCCGACCCGTTGCACAACATACCGAAAGTATATATTTCGGGCGTCGTAATTTCCTTTGCGCAATTGGAGATTAACGAGGACGAAATAAATAGTACGGTTGAAATGGCGGGCGGACATTACGTTTTGACATTGAGCAAAACGCCGAATAGTTCGTTAATCATTTACACGGCAAACGCATGAAAAAATATCTAATATTGGCGGCAATCATTATGGCGGTTGCCGTCGCCTTTTGGGTACAACAAAGCCGTATTAAGCGATTGACCGCCGAACGGGATAAATACCGGAGCAATACCGAAACGTTGTTGCAGGACGTCCGCACCTACAAAACAAAGGATAGTTTGAACGTGGCGAAAGTTGGCAATTTGGAGTTGAAATTATCCGAATATAAGAAGTACCGGGCGGACGATGCGGCGTTAATCAAATCGTTGCAGACAAAGAACCGGGATTTGCAAAGGGTTACGACGGCACAGATGGAAACGATTAACGAATTACGGGCGAACGTCCGGGATAGTATTGTATATTTGCCCGGCGACACGGTTACGACCATATTACGTTGTATTGAGTATTCCGACAAATGGGTTGACTTTGACGGATGTATTATAAATAATACGTTTTCGGGCAAAATTATAACACGGGATAGTCTATTGATAGCCGAAACGGTGCAATACAAACGTTGGTTGGGTTTTTTATGGAAAACAAATAAAATCAAAAATCGGCAAATTGATGTAGTTAGCAAAAACCCCGCAACAAAAATATTAGGGGTCGAATTTGTAACAATCGAAAAATAACTATCTTTGCACTCAAACGGGGATAGGTTGGAGTAGCTACCAACCGAAAGGGTAAAGCCAACAGCCCGTCCCCGTTTCTCTTTTGTTGGCGTCTTAATGTTGGTAATATGGAAATTTGGAAAGATTTAACCGGGTATATAGGAATATACCAAGTTAGTAGCAACGGGCGTATAAAATCATTGCCCCGTAAAATAGTAAGAAAAAACGGGCAAGTTGCCAAAGTTAAAGAAACGATATTAAAGCCCGGAACCGACCGTTACGGTTATTCCTTTGTTGTATTATGTAAAAATAGGACAAAGAGAACAACGGCAATTCATAGATTAGTTGCGGCGGCATTTATTCCGAACCCGGACAATTTTCCGGAAATTGACCATATCGACGGCGACCGAGCCAATAATCATGCGGATAACTTGCGTTGGAGTACCCGCAAGCAAAACGCTAACAATCCAATATCAATTGAGCGTTACCGAAAAGCCGGAATAATTCAAAAGCCATATAAACAACTGCAAATTCCGGTTCAGCAATTAAAGGACGGTTTTTTGATTGGTTCCTATTCAAGTATAAGAGAGGCGGAACGAGCAACGGGGATAGCGCATACAAGTATAAGCCGAGTAATACGGGGAACATTAAACACGGCGGGCGGCTATAAATGGAAATATAAAGAGTAATAACAGGGGGGTTGTAACATGGCGTTGCGACCCCTTTTTGTTTTTGCCCATTTTCCGCCCCAAATTTAGCATTTTATTTCAAAGTGGATAAATTCCCGTCAGGTTCGCAAAAGTCGCTTAAAACGAAAATTAGGAGAAAATAACTACTTTGGAACCGAAAATTAAACTTTTTATCATTAAATCTAAAAATAAAAGATAAAACCTTTGGTAATATAAATAACATACCCTATATTTGCACCATGTTAATACAACGACCGGGCGTTTTCCCGGAAAAGTTAAAGAGAGTATAACAATGAAACCCGAAAGTATTTATAACGGATTAGATTACACAACAAAAGAGATTAACCGCAATTTCAAAATCAAGGTAAACGGAATTGTAAACGGCAAAAAGGTTAATGTATTGGTTGGCGTGTCCGGTTTAATAAAGATTGTCGGCGATATTAAGTTAGTCAGTCGCTTGTTAAAACGTGCTTTCAATTGTTACGGCGACAAAGAGGTTTGCAAATTGCGTCGAGGCGTTAAAATCACTTTCTATTATCAGTAAACAACGACCCGGTGTTTTCCGGGTAACAAATAATTCTTTCAAAAATGGAAAAGAAAAGAACACAGGCGGCGGACATTGCCGAGATTGCAACCAAATTAGACGGAAAGGTTGAATTTTCAAGTATCGTTTACAGTCAACAATTAATGGATGAAAAGTACCGGGAAACCGGGGTTAACGATTTGCATTTTATCGGCAAAAAGTTTGGATTATGGTTTTATACAAGCCGGGCGGATTTAGATAACCTTTGTTATTTGAATAAAACCAAGTTCCCAACTTTGGTATTATGCGAAAATTCATTGAGTATTTACGAGATTAAAAAATAAACGATAACCCGCCGGGGGTTCGCCCCCGGCACAACAACAAATATTATGGCAAAGTACATTTTAGTTAAGAAAGTCAAAGGACAAAAATTTGAATACCAAGTTATTGATACGGAAAGTAAAGCGATTGTTTCCAAAAGAACGTCCGCCCGTGATTATGTGGCGTGTACCGCCGACGGTTCGTTTTATTTCGGGCGTTTGGATTTAATCGGGAAAGGCGACCACGGCAAAAGATTGAGCCATACGGCGGCAATATTGGCAAACCCGGAGGCGGCATATAAAAAACAAGTTGCATACTTTACGCCGGATTATCGGAGTAAATGGATAGCCGAAAACCCCGCCGAACAATGGATTGCCCGAAACGTTGAATATGTGACAAAGGAAAAAGAGAGATTAAACGCAATTGCGTATTTGCAGTAATAACCAAGCCGGGGGCGCAATCCCCCGGCATAACCATTTAGAGCGATGAACAAAACAAAACGTTACCGATTAAGTCAAGATATGTATAAGATAATCCAAAATGCAAACGGCGGGTTATTTTTGCTTTATACCCGGCACAATCCCGGCGATGTGTTGAACCTATTGTTAGACGGCAACGATATTGGGTTGATGTGCCGAGTTGAGAGCCGACACGATTTATATTATAAGTTTTGCAAGTTAATAACATTAAAAAATAGGGTATGATAGTATTAAGTTTATTTGACGGTATGAGTTGCGGACAAATAGCACTCAATCAATTAGGAATCAAAATTGAAAAGTATTTTGCAGCGGAAATAAAGCCGCACGCAATAAAGTGTACGCAACATAATTTCCCCGATACAATCCAAATTGGAGATGTGCAAAAAGTGAGTTATAAGGATGGGATTTTGACGACCGCCAATGGGTGTTTTGACGTTGGAAAAATTGACTTGTTAATTGGTGGTTCACCATGCCAAGGTTTTAGTAGAGCAGGTAAGGAATTAAATTTTAATGACGAAAGAAGTAAGCTTTTTTTTGAATATGACAGAATTTTAAAAGAAGTGAACCCAGCTTATTTTTTGTTGGAAAACGTAGTTATGAGAAAAGAATATAGCGACATTATAACTGATATATTAGGTGTTACTCCTATAATGATTAATAGTGCTTTAGTGTCTGCGCAAGAACGAAAAAGATTATATTGGACTAATATACAAGGAATAAAACAGCCTAAAGATAGAAATATATATCTATATGATATTGTTAATTTTAAGAGTGAAATTCCTTTAAAAGAAAATATTATTGACGAAATAAGCAAGTACACAAAAAGGGATTTTGATGTTTCAATTGATAAAAACGGAAATATCCGACCTCATAGAAAAGATAAGAGAAAATCAGGTATTAGCGAGATAGGCACATTAAGAAATCCTAATTGTAAAAGTGTTACAATCATCAAATCACATGCCCCGAAAACTTATAAAAGTCCATTTGAAATATACGAATTGAATAGAAACGAATGTGAGCAATTGCAAAATGTACCAATAAATTATACAATTCCAGTTTCCGAAAAACAGGCGAAAGATTTATTAGGCGATGGATGGACGATTGAAGTTATAAAACATATATTTAAGAATATAATATAAAACAAATACCTATGCGATTTGCATTAAGAAAACAAGAAAAGATAAAAGCATATTTTGAACCAAACGGGGACGAAATGTTGAACCGAATAAAAGAGAGTTTAACCCGGTATTTTTCCGCCGACCGTTCGGAGTTCCCGGAGGGGTTCCGGGATATTGAAAGCGATTATAACCAATCGCCGGGGGAACCGTACCCAACCATTGCGATAAACGACACCGGGAACCCGGAACGTATGATTGAGTTCTATGTTACCGGGAAACAATACGACGTTTACCATTTGGCATTTAAGGGATTTATAAAGGGTTAAGATATGGAAGCGATAAAAAGGAAATGCGATAATTGCGGCAAAGAGTACAACGCCGATACCCGTAATTTGCGCCGGGGTTGGGGGCGTTGTTGTTGTAAGAGTTGCGCCGCCCAATTGAGGGAAAAGAAAAAGCCGGGATATAATCCGAAACGGGTTGCAATAAATAATGTCCGGCGTCAATGTTGGACGGATTGCCCGGAAACGGAGCGTTACCCGTTTAGTTATGACGGGGCGGATTTCGACCAATGGGGCGATTGTGAATTTGGAATACATGATTAAAAAGATAACCCCCGACGCAATGAAGTAACGCCGGGGGTTGGTACGCAGTAACCGAGAGCGATGTTTGAGGTTATGCGGTGCAACAAAATTAGTGCTTTTTATCTGTATTACAAGCGTCCAACGTGAACAAATAAAATATTCAAAGGTTTTATTTTTGGTAATATAGATTTTATTTGTGCTTTTGCAGAAACAAAAACCCACCGGGGGAGTACCCGGCAAAGATATGAGAATAAAAGAGAGCGATTTATTAAAACAATTGGCGACCGATAGCGGGAAAACAGCCAAACAAGTTTCCGAAATTGTCGTTTCGGAATTACTCAAAAACAAAGTTATTGAGGACACCCCGGAAAATTGGGGCGTTTCCGTTTTCGATGCAATAAACGAGGACGTAACCGAGGAACAAACCGCTAATTGTTATGCGGCAATTTCCGAGGCGTTGGGCGTGTATCTGAAACGGGTATATTTCATTGTCCCGGATTTGGATTTAATGGGTAACGACGATTGCCCGGAGTGCGGCGGCGAAATGGAAGTTACCGACGGCGAATATAAACAGACCGGAGGCGACGGATATATTACCCCGTATGAATATACCCCGATTTGGGAGGAAAGAACGTGTAAACATTGCGGACACGTTGAGAGCGACGAACCAAGTTATTAACAATTAATATTAAAATCATGGAAGTAAGATTAAGAGTAAACGAAGCGATTGCAAAGGCGCAAACCACCGGAATTAAAGTTTATAAAAAAGAGGTTGCCGCCCGGTTATGGGAGGGACGAACCGAAAGCGCACAACAAGTTAATATGACTAACTTATGTAATGGGACGACTAAACAGATACGCCCGGAATGGGTTGTTATCATTTGCGAAATGTGTAATTGTACCCCTAATTATTTGTTTGGCTATGAAGAATAACGGGTTACAATGGTTTGAACGCATGGCGGACGTTATGTTTTCCGATATGTTCCAAGCGAAAGCGATTATTGCGACGTTTGGAACGTTGGGCGTTGTTTGTCTGATTGGCGCATTTTGGAACCCGTGGCAATTGATGTTTGCGGGTATGTGTGCCGCAATGGTATTATGTGGATTTTCAGAATTAAAAAAGAGTAGAAAATGAGAGCGAACAAAAAGAAACCGGAAAACCCGGTACAAAAGACGGTCGAAAGTTTGGGAGCCGTTCCCGCCGACCAATTCCCGGAAATTACCGAGGAACAACAACAAATAATCCCCCCGTTTGAAGCGGTCGAGGTTGAGCAACCAACCGGAATATTTGAGATATTGCCGGGCATGACGGTTGAGGAAATGACGGCTATGTTTTTTGATGAAAAAACGTTGATTGAACCCCCGTATAAGGTTTGGCAATTGAATAGTAAGGGACACCGCTATTATTACCGATACGACGACAACGGGAACCCGGAGTTTTTCCCGTCGGTTACAACGATATTGTCCCAAACGTTACCCAAAGCCCCGCACTTAACACAATGGATTGCCAACAAAGGCATTGAGGAAGCGGAACGATATAAAGGCGAACGGGCGGCGTATGGTACGTTTATGCACGCCGCATTTGAGGAATTATTAATTAACCGGGCTTATGATTTGGACGGGTTAAAAGGCAAACTAAAAGAATATATTGAGGTTTACCGATTGCCGGACGACTTTATTTATTACGCCGACGATTTGAAAAAGGACGTATTGGCGTTTGCTCAATTCGTATTAGATTACGACGTGCGCCCGTTGGCGGTTGAAATTGCTTTAGTGCATCCGTATTACAAGTATGCCGGAATGATTGATTGCCCGTGTACCATGTTGGCAAAGATAGGCGGCGACGAACGTATTAACGCAATCATCGATTTTAAGAGCGGGCGCAAAGGCTTTTACGAGGAAAGCGAAATACAATTAGGGATGTACCGGGATATGTGGAACGTCAATTTTGAACAATTTCCCGTTACCCGTATTTTCAATTTCAGCCCGAAAGATTGGCGCAAACGTCCGTCGTACAATTTGAAAGAACAAACGGATAGCCCCAATATACGGAAAATCCCGTATCTGTTAGAAATTGCAGCCATTGAGGACGAAAAGAAAGATAATACGTTTACGTCGGTTAATGGTATGGTTTTATTGGATAATGCACCCGATTTGACGCAAAACGTAATATCCTTATCGTTGGCGGAATTGATTAAAACGAAAGCCCCAAAAGAGCCGACCCCGGACGAAAACACGGACGCCGCCGAGAAAGTCAAGGCGGATGCACCGGAACCGGAAAAGGAGCCAAAGAAAACAACCATTGTTAAGCGTGCGCCCAAAAAGGCAAAGGAGGCGGAAAAGAAAGCCGCCACGGGCAAAACGACCGCAAAGCGGGGTAATACCACGGAAAAGAAAGTAAAGCCCGCAAACGAGCCTAAAAAGCCCAAAAATGAGAGTAGAAAAAAGATGTTGAACGACGACCCCGAAATTTGATTGAGATATGAAAGGAAGAATAAAACGACCGGAGGCGCAACAATCCCGTTTAATATTGCCCCGTGTCGGTCAAATAAAAATCGGTATGAAAAACGCAAATGGTTATCCGCAAAGCGTTGATTACTTCATACCAACGGGAAAGTATGCCGGGTTATTTACGCAAGCATACGGCGAAAAGCCGCAAACAATACAAATTGTTTTCCCGGACGACGACCCGGCAAAAGTATGTAACGAGCGTTACGAATACCGGGACGACGACGGGCGATTGATTGCGGCGGGCGATGGCGACACTTTCCAAGTATGGGATGGAAAGAAATACGAAACGTTGACAACGGAGAAATACCCAAACTTAATGCAGTCGATAACCAAGCGTTACCCGAATAAAAAGAGCCGCCAACCCGATTGCGACGGTTGGGAGGTTACATTAACGCTAAACTTTATTGTCCCTTTGGTTCGTGGCGTTGCCGGGGTTTGGCAATTCGCTACAAAGGGAACGGCGTCCACAATTCCGCAAATACGGGAAACGTTCGACGGTATGTTAGCGGAACGGGGATTTTGCAAAGGCATTATCTTTGATTTGAATGTACAATTTGCCACGACGCAAAAGCCGGGCGACCGTTCCCGTTTCCCCGTCGTGTCGTTGGTTCCCAATGAGAGTGCCGACAATGTTTTGAAAGTACGTAAGGCGTGGGAACCCGTTAAAGAATTGGAGGGCGGACGCAATGGCAACGAATAACACTATTACCCGGCGTAAATATGAACGGGATTTTTGCTATATGGCAAATGAATTTTTGAAAGATTCCCGTTTAAGTTGGAAAGCAAAAGGAATAATTGCATACGTTCAAATGTTACCGGACGATTGGGTTTTGAATATGCGAGATTTGACGAACCGAGCAACCGACGGGCGGGATAGTCTTTATAGTGGGATTAAAGAGTTAGAAAAATACGGATATTGTGCAAAGGTAATGCAGCGAAACCCGGACGGAACAATTGCGGGTTATGCGTATGAAATTTGCGATAAATCCGTTTTTCAACCATTTACGGAAAATCCGTGTACGGTTAAACCCGATACGGATAAACCGGGTATGGAAAATCCGACACTAATAAATACTAATCTTACTAAAGACTTAAATACACTAAATACTAATCCAAGTAATACGCCGCAAAATACTTTTGCGTCTTTATTCCCGGATGAAACAAAGGTTGAGGAACCAAAAGAGAAAAAAACATTGTTCCGCAATTCCGATGTTTACAAAATGGTTAAATTTGAAAACGGCGTCGGCGTGGATTATTCCGAGTTTGAAAGTAAGTTTGCGACCCCGGAATTTGAAAAGGTCGATTTGGTTTATTACTTTCATTCTGTTAGCGATTGGAGCGACCAAAAGAATATGAAGCGCACTAAAAACGGTTGGTTGGCAACCGTCCGTAATTTCATACGGGGGGACGTCGAAAAGAAAAAGTTGCATTTGAAACCCGAATACAAAGCCCCAACGCAAAGATTGAACGTTGCCGGGGCAATAGAGTATTTAAAAGACGACTATTAAAATGGAAACATTACCCGAAAAGACAAACAGATTGCCACAAACGTTGCCCGAAAAACGACAATCCGCCGCCGTTTTGCTTTATAGTGGAACGGCAAAAGCAATTGAGGTACGCCGGGCGATGGTTGAATTACCGGAGGTTGCCAAAGCATTAACCCCGGTTGAAAAGTATATTTTCGTGGCGTCCACAAAAAAACAGATTGCCGAGATTGACGACGAAACGTTAATTGCTAAAACCGGGCAAATGTTCCGGTTTATCGCAATGGACGTGGGGTTTATTATTCCCACGGAAAACCGGGACGATTGGACGTATATTTGTACCCGGTTGTTGGATTTGCTCAAACGCTATTATTCGCAATTAACATTGTCGGAGGTTAAATTAGCGTTTGAATTGCTGATTACCGGGGAATTGGACGACTATTTACCAAAGGATAGGGACGGGAACGCCGAACGGAAACATTACCAACAATTCAACGCCGATTATTTCGCAAAGGTATTGAACGCATATTGCCGGAAACAAAACCAAGTTATCGGCAAAGCATACACAGCGTTACCGGAACCGAAAAAGGAGTTAAGCCCGGAGCAAATCCGGTATTATCGCAATCAATCGGTTATGACTTGTTTAATGTGTTTTTTGCGCTATAAATATACCGGGCGTTTGGTATTTGGATTGACCGACGAAATGTTTGTTTATAATTGGTTGTTGGGCGTTCGGTTAGCGGATGAAGTGAAAGAAACCGAGGACGACCGCAAAGAAGCATATAACCGATTTTTGGCACGTGCCGCCCGTGGGTTTGTTAATGAATTTACGGTTTACCACGTTCGGAAACAAGGAACCCAAAGCCCGGAAATTGATTATACAGCCTTTGAGGTTGCCCGGCGTAAAGAGATTAAACGGACGTTCGACCGGATGATTAAGGACGAAATTTATATTTACCATTATTTGAAATTTGAAAAATGAAAATAGATTGCATTATAGGCATAGACCCCGGAGCCGCCGGGGGTATTGTGGTTTGGCGACCCAACCACAACGCAACGGCAATTAAGATGCCTAAAGACATTAACGAGATACGGGATTTTCTGAACTATTACAAAGAGATTTGCACGCCGATTATCTTTTTGGAAAAATTGAGCGTTCGCCCGGACGACGTAACGGTTGAGGATGCCGGGGCAAACATGGGTAAGTTGTACCGCATTCAAAAGATGTTGCAAAACTTTGAACATTTGAAAGCTATTATAACCGTCGCCGAAATACCATTTGTTTTGGTTAATGCAATGAAATGGCAAAACGACCTTAAATTGCGTATCAAGGTCAAAGGGAAAAAGGAAGAAAAGGCAGACCGCAAACGACGGTTCCGGGATATTGCCGGGAAATTGTACCCGGAGATTACCCCGGCGTTGTGGAATGCGGACGCAACGTTAATAATGCACTTTGGACGGTTCATTTTGCAGAATAATCCCCGTTGGGTTTTGGAAAATTTGCCCCAACAAATGCACAACCGTTTATTTTAAGCCCGTAGGGACGTTTAATTATTCAAATGGTTACTTATATGGCAGACGAAACAAAAGCCCCGCAAATCGAAAATCCCGAAAAAATAACGGCAAAAGATTTGGCGGAAATGGTAAAACAGATGCGGCACAACCAACGACGTTGTCAACGGAACCCAACCCCGGAAAAATTGGCAACGTTGGAAAGTTGGGAACGCAAAGTTGATGCGGTCGTTGCTGTATTGACCGATACACAAATGAAATTGTTTTGATAATGGACGAAATGGATTATATCTATTTAGGCGACCGATTGACCCGCCCGGAATTGCGACGTATGCCGTGCCGGGCGGTTCGTCGTTCCGATGGTAAATGTATAAGAGGGCGTAACGGTAATATGTTAGTTGAGTTTGGCGGCGTGGGTAAATGCGTTGTTTTGGGGCGATTATTGCGGAAAATAAAAAAATAGCCGAAAATAAAAGATAAAAGTTTTGGTAATATAAAAACTATACGTATATTTGCGGCATGATAATAACACGACCGGGCGTTTTCCCGGTAACTATAAAAACAAAATAGTATGAGAGCGAAAACAAGTATTTACGATTTTAGTTTTATTCCAAGCGGTTACGGACATTATAAAGTAACTTATACGTCCCCCGTTACCGGGAAACAATGGACGGCAACAACAAACGATATGCCGTTAATTGACGCAACAAAGAACGCCGACGAACCCAAACGCCGGGATTTAGAAACCCTTAAAAGAGTTTGCAAAAATGGATAAGGACGAATTGGGAGCCATGCGGCACGCAATGACGGCAAAAGAGTTGGACGACCTATATAAGCGATTGGAAAACTTTATTGCTGATTGTACCCGGTTAGAGGTTGACGCCAACCGGGATGCACTTAATAAAGTGCAAACCATGATACACCAAAGAATGAGATTAACAAAATAGTAATAACCGCCGGGGGGAACCCCGGCATAAACAATTAGAGCGATGTATATTAAGAAATTGGAATTGTTGAATTTTCAAGTTATCAAAGAGTTCAACGCAGATTTTGAGGGTAATGTATATTTCATTACCGGGGACAACGAGTTAGGCAAATCAACCCTATTAAAAGCAATCGGCGCAATGTTGACCGGGAACCGGGACGCCGTGTTGAAAAATGGAGAGGACAAAGGATTTGCAAAAATGGTAGTAGGTAACGACGGCGAAAATTACGAAGTCGAATTAAAGTTTACCAAAGCCAACCCACGTGGGACGTTATCCATAAAATCACAAACAACCGGGATGCGGTCGGATAACGTTTCAATGTTGCAAAAGATTTTCGGCTACCAAGATTTTGACGCCGTGGAGTTTTCCCGTTGGAGTGAAACCGCCGAGGGACGCCGCAAACAAATTGAGGTTGTAAAGGCTTTGTTGCCGGAAAAGGTGCGCACCCGAATTGCAGAAATTGACGCCGAGGTTACGACCGTTAAGGACAAACGAAAGGACGCCAACGCCGAGGTTAAGACGTACACAACCATTTGCGCAAACGCTGAAAAGCAATTGAAACCCGGCGACGTCAAAACGTATGCCGAGAAAAAGGATATTACGGCGTTGATGGAAGAGCAAAACGAAAATGCCCGTTTGATTGAGAAAGCCAAAACGGTACGCCAAACCCGGCAAACAAGGATTGAACAATTGGAAGCAATCCCCGGACGGATTAAAACCGCCAACGATAACCACGACAAAGCCGTTGCGCTTATTGACACAAATTTAGCGAATGAGGAAAAAGAAGTTGCCCGCATTATTGCCGAGGCGCAAAAACGGTTAGAGGACGCCAAAAAAGAGGCGAAAACGTCCCGTAAAAACGTCGATGCCGAATTAAAGGAAACATTGGCAAATATTGAGGCGGAAAAAGTCGATTTTGAAAAACGCAAAGCGAATGCCGACAAATGGTTAGAGGAATACGAAGCCAACAACCCGGAACAATTAGATACGGCGGAACAACTGAGAAAAGCCGAGGAACACAACCGTATCAATGCGTTGGTTGTGGATTATCAAACAAAGAAAAAAGCCAAAGAAACCGCCGAGAAAACCGCCCGCAAATACGACGATAAATTAGGCGAATTGGCAAAGGAACGGGAAACCCTTATTGCAGCGTCCAAATTACCAATTGCCGGGTTATCTTTCACGGACGACGGGTTAGAGTTAAACGGTGTGCCGTTCGTTGCCGGGAAAGTTTCAGATAGTCAAATTATGGAGGTTGCCGCCAAACTGATTATTGCAAGCAATCCAACGGTTAAAGTGTTCCGCATTGCAAGGGGCGAAAGTTTGGGCGAAAAGCGATTACAGGCAATAATAGACATTGCAAAGGCAAACGGTTTTCAAGGCTTTATTGAGGAAGTAAAGCGGGGGCAAACCGATTTAGTTGTTGAGGAATACACAGAAAACGAGTAATAACCGGGGGCGGGTTCCCGTCCCCTTAAAATCTAAAACAATGGCATATACATTGAACGATAATTTAAGACGTTGGGCGGAACAATACGAAACCGCCGAGTTTATCCAATCCGACCCGGTACAAATCCCACACCGTTACGATAGCCGGGTAAACATTGAGATAAGCGCATTTGTTACGGCGTGGATTGCGTGGGGTTCCCGCAAACAGATAATCCAAAAGGCGGATTTTATCGACCGGGAAATTTTCAAGGGCGAACCGTATCATTACATTATTGGCAAGACCGTTGCCCCCGGAGCCGCCCCGGAATGGAGTAAATACAAAGGCGATACAACCAATTTTTACCGAACATTTACGTATGCGGATTTTCACGACCTTTGCGCCCAATTGCATAAACTTTACAGCGATAACGACAACATGGAGGCGGGATTATATAAGATAAATCCGGCGCACCCGTTGGCGGCTTTGCAAATGGTTTTCGGCAACGTTAAGGGCGTGCCGGATATGGAAACGAAAAGCGGTTGCAAACGCTTATGTATGTTTTTGCGTTGGATGTGTCGCCACGGTTCCCCGGTTGACTTTGGATTGTGGACGATTTGCGACCCCCGTAATTTAATCATTCCATTAGATACCCACGTACATAAACAGGCATTGCGGTTGGGGCTTGTAAAACGTCGGACGCCGGATTTGCAAACAGCCATTGAGATAACCGACCGTTTCGCCGAGATATTCCCGGACGACCCGACAAAGGGCGATTTTGCGTTATTTGGTTATGGAGTGAACAACGGTAAGGTTGCACCCGTTACGGCGGAACCGGAGCCGGAAAAAGAGCAACCAACCGCCGTGGCTGATTTGTCTATTGCGGACGTTTTGAAAATGCAATTGTTTTACGACAATGCCGCCGCCGAGGTTCGGGAAATATGGGAAAGCCGGGAAAAAGCCCGCAAAGAATTGAAAGCGACCGAGCGTTTGAAAGCGCACCCAATCGACGGGTTACACAATGCCGGATTGTTGGAGCCGGGCGAATTTGTTGTTACATTCGCAAAGGTATTGGATAAACGGGAAACGAAGTTATCACGGGCGGAACGGGACGTTATCCATATAATCGGAATGACAGCGTTTAATAAGACAATGCAAAAATTAATAGCCGATGAAAAAGCGAGAAATAACAGCGACGGGAACAATAAACAATAACGGCGGGTTGGCAATGTATATGGGGGAATTAAACGAGTTTTTCAAGGGTTGGAAAGGTTCCCGCATTATTGCCCGGTTTATTGTTGCGTCCCCCGGTTCGTCCGAGGCTTTGAAAGGGTATTATTTCAACTATGTTGTACCGACGTTTAAGCACGCAATTTGGGATGCGGGCGAACGTCTTACAGAGGAGCAAACCGAACGACGTTTGCGGGAATTTTCCCCAATTATGTACGTTGAACGGGTCAACGAGGAAACGGGGGTATATTCCCACGATTTGCGCACCGTGGCGGATTTGTCGAACGCCGAGTTAATTGAACATATTGAAACGCTCAAACAGATAGCCGCCGAGGAATACAATACATTTATTGACGACCCACGAACGTTGTAGGTATGTTTTGCAAGTGTAACGGAAAAAGGAAAAATTACCCGTTGGCGGGTTGGCGGATTATCCGCCACGAATACACGCCAAAGCATTACAGCCGGATAAAGTGTTTGCGGTGCGGGTGCGTTTGGATTACACGGGCAAAATATGTTGAACAAACCCCCAACGAGGACGGGCAAAAAAGACTTTTTTAGTATGGAATTAAACGATAAATCCCCGATGCCACAAGGCAAATTTAAGGGTCAACAATGGAAAACGTACCGTATTGGCATTTACTTTGGTTGGATGGAAAACCGTTTTGTAACCGGGACGTCCAAAAGTATATAAACGAAAACCGGGACGTTTTGGAGTTGGAGAAAAAGCGGGATAAATACCGCAATGAGAGCGAAAACAGTAATTAACGATTTAATATTTAAGGTTATGCAAAAAATTGATTTGAAAGATGTTTGTTTCTTTGATTGTGAAACAACCGGGGTTCCGGCAAAGGGTTTGAAATGGGATGCGGATTTTGAGCAATTCCCGCACGTCGTCCAATTGGCATGGTCGTTGGGCGATAAGGAAAAAAGTTATATTATCAAACCCGATAATTACGAGATACCCCCGGAAACAATCGCAATTCATGGTATAACAACCGAACGGGCAATTGCCGAGGGCGTGCCGTTTGCCGAGGTTGTGGACGAATTTTTAGCGGATGCCAACGCCGCCCCGCTTGTATGTGCGCACAACATTTACTTTGATAGTTCAATGTTAAAAGCAAACGTTTTGCGCTATTGTGGACGGGAATATTACGACGCACACGTTGAGGACGCATTACATAAGGGCAAACGCATTGATACAATGATGAAAACGATTAAGTTTGTCGGCGCATTGTATTCAAACGGGCGACCGGGAAAATATCCCAAATTAGAGGAATTATATAGTAAGTTATTCCCCGGCGAAACATTCCCGGCGCATGACGCATTAGAGGACATAAGGGCGTTGCGTCGTTGCGTCCCGGAATTGGTTAATTTGGGGATTATTGAGTTGGCGCAAAAGGAATACCCGGCGGAACAACTCAAAGCCCAATTTGAGCCGGAAAAGCCCAAAGGCGGGCGCAATATTGAGTTCCACGACCCCAACCCGGTAACGGAACCAATCGGAACCGGGGAACCCGCCCCGGAACCAATCCCGGAACCGGAACGCCCGGCGGTTCCGTCGAATAGTAAGACACGGGAATTGTTGGACGAAAACGAATTTTGATTAAAACCGTGCCGGGCGGGTTCCCGGCGACAAATAATATTATAATATGAACGAAGAAAAAAAAGCTGCAAACGTTATGTTGATACCAAGCGAAAAGGCGTTTGCATTGTCGAAAGTCAAGACATTAAAGGACGGCGGGTTAGATGTTCATTATGAAGTTACCGAAACAATCGGAAACGAAAGTTATACGAACAAATACCACGTTGAGAGCGCAAAGGATATACACCCGGATTTGCGGGATTGTTTCGACCGTTTGCGCCCAATCATGGGACGAATTTTCAATATTACGTCCTTTCTTTCAATGGTTGCAACGTCCGATTTCAAAGCAACCAAAAAGCAAGGCGAGTTATCATTGGATTTTGCCGACGAAATGTTGAAAAACATAGAGGTTCGGGGCGTGTCCTTTTCCGGTCAAGACGATAACGTAGGGGTTGTTTTAACCGGGTTGTTTACCGTGTCGAACAATCAGAAAACCGCTATCAATTCCCCCCGCCTTAAATTCAATACGGAAACGTTTGGGTTTGAGGAAGAATTAGAAGAAATTGCCGCCGACATTGAAACCGAGGTTTACGCATTCTTATTCAAAGGGAAAAAGGCGCAATTGGAATTGTTCGGAGCCGATGGCGAACCCGCACCGGGATTGAATGCCGAAAAGGTAGAGGACAACGGATTGTTCCCGGATATTAACGACCCGGCGGACGACCCGGAACCGAACGACGAAACGGCGGAAATGTAAGAGTATGGAACCGTATTTGTTGACAGACCGGGACGAATACCAATATTGTATCAATCGGGGGTATAATCCCCTGATTGATATAAAGCATTTTACAATGGATATTCGTTTGAGGGTTGAGATACAACGGGAATTGTTCGGGCATTGTATTACGGGACGGGGTGCAAATATAATGGCGGCAAATGAACGCTTTTTCCGTTGGGTTTGGGAACATAAACCGCACCGATGCGAGGAATGTTTAAAGCCGTTACGGAATTATTCCGCCGTTTATTGTTCGCATATATTAACCCGTGGCGCATTCCCGGAAGCGGCGCACGATGCAAGGAATATAAATATACTTTGCTTTGAACATCATAGCGAATGGGAAAACGGTAATAAAACCAAAATGCGTATTTATCCCGGAAATGTGAAAATAATAGAGTTAATTAAAAATGAGTATGGAAGTTTGGAAAGAGATAGACGGTTATAACCAACGTTACGAGGTTAGCAATTACGGGCGGGTTCGTTCTAAAGATATGGTTGTAAATGGACGGTTACAGAATTGCCACAAAATAAAAGGGCGAATATTGAAACCGCATACGGATAAAGAGGGATACAAGGGCGTTGTACTCTGTATTAATCAAAAACGCAAAACGTTTCGATTACATAGATTAGTTGCGGCGGCTTTCATTCCTAACCCGGATAATTTGCCGGAAATAGACCATATCGACGGCAACCGAGCCAATAACGATGCGACTAATTTACGTTGGAGTACCCGCAAACAAAATTCCAATAATCCAATAACCCGAAAACGGGTTGCATTGTCTAAAATGGGACAATTAAACCCAAATTACAAAGAAGTATGAGAACCAAAAAGAGGCAACCCGATTACGGGGCAATTTCCCGGTCGTCAATCAAAAAAGACTTTCAGAGGGTACAAAGATACCCCGCCGAGGAAAAATGCCCGCAAATCGAAGAATTGCCAAAAATAAATGCCGAACGTCGCATTATCCATATATCCGAGGTTAGCGGGTACGCCAAGTTTGCCCGGTACATTGTCGGTAAATTGGTACGACTGAAAGAAAAAGCGAACGTTGGCGGCAATTCGTGGTATTGCGAGTTTGTACACGATGACGACCGGAAAGCCTTAAATATGGCAGCGGGTTGGTCTGATAATAAGAAATTGTATTTGTTAGACGGAATTAAATTCAAATAATTATGAGTGTAAACAAGGTTACATTATTGGGAAATACGGGCAAAGCCCCGGATTTTAAAGAGTTTGATAACGGCGGTTGTGTTGCGACCTTTTCGTTAGCAACAACGAAACGAGGGTTTACGACAAAGGACGGGCGGGAAATACCGGAGCGTACCGAGTGGCACAACATTGTATTGCAAAATGGGTTAGCTAAAGTTGCCAATCAATACGTCAAAAAGGGCGATAAACTTTATATTGAGGGGGAATTAAGAACCCGGAGTTATGACGATGCGCAAGGCGTGAAACGGTATATTACCGAGATTGTTGCAACCGATATGGAAATGTTGATGCCCAAAGGAACCGGAGCCGGAACGCAAGCCCCGCCGCCGCCCGTGCCGGATGCACCCGCCCCAAATAACCCCAACGACGATTTGCCGTTTTAATCTGTTTGAGTATGGGAGCGATAAACGGACGGGTTATTTACAGCCCAAAGGGAAAAGCCGGGGAATATGCCGAGAACGCCGCCAACTTTTACATTGGCTGTTCCAACGGATGCACGTATTGTTATTTGCGCAAAGGGCGGGGCGCAAAAGTGTTGGGCGGCAATACCCCGGAATTGAAAAAGGCATTACGGGAATATCCATACGCATTGGATATATTTACGAATGAGTTGTTGAAGCATAAGGACGAATTGCAAAAAACGGGGTTATTCTTTTCGTTTACGACCGACCCGTTATTGCCGGAAACGCAAAGGTTGACCCGCCAAGCAATCGGCGTTTGTCAACGCCACGGCGTCCCGGTTAAAGTGTTGAGCAAATGCGCCGAGGGTATCAATATTTTAATCGACTTTGCCGAGGCGTCCGAGGGTTGGGATAAATCCCGCATTGCCATTGGTTCCACGTTGACCGGGTGCGACGAATTGGAACCAAAAGCAAGCCCAAACCGGATGCGTATAAACGCATTGGCACGGGCGAAACGCCACGGGTTCCGTACCTTTGCAAGCGTTGAACCAATCCCCGTGGGAATGTTTGACCGGGCGTTTTCTGTAATTGCTTTGTCGTACCCCTTTGTTGACTTGTTTAAGATAGGTTTGCAAAGCGGTTGCAGATATACCAAGCGGGAAACGTTGACGTTTTACAACGACGTGTTCGACTATTGGGAGGCGCACCCGTACAAAACACCCCGGATATATTGGAAAGATAGTTTTGTAAGAGCATCCGGGATTGACCGGGAAACATTGCCCGGTTATTGTGTCCCGGCTAATTATAATTTATTCGACAATGGCAGAACATGAAGTTACAGAAACAACGACCCGTAAAATATACGTTTACCCATGCGTTAAATGCGGTTGCGATGATATAGAAATATATAATTGCGGTTATAGTTCATTTAATTGTGCCGGGGGTAAATGTAAAAAATGCGGGCATAAAATCGAAACGGGCGCAAGTTGGAACGCCAAAAATAGCGAGTTAATCAAAGCATGGAACCGGGGTAATAATCCCGACGTTTTGATTGAACAATTGGAAAAAGATAAACAAGCAATCGCCGAGGAAATAAAGCGTTTGCGAAAAATTAAAAGGAGGTTGCAAAATGCAGTATAACAACAAAGATTATAAACCGAAATTGCACGACCGTTGGCGTGCATTAACCGTTAAAAATCCGTATGCAACGCAGTTGGTAACGGCGGCGTATGAGGACAACGGGATTGTTTACGGCGAAAAATGTATTGAGGTACGAAGCAAAAACACGCCGTACCGGGGCGATTTAATGGTTTGTTCGTCCGCTAATCCCGTAATTCCGGGATATGAAAACGGGGTAACGTTGGGATTGGTTGAGTTGTACGACGTTAAGCCCGTCGCCGATTTCACCCCCGAAGACTGGGAAAATACCCGCATACCGCCCGAAAAACGTAAGTCAATAACAAAGGGGTTCGGTTGGATGATGCGGAACCCCCGCCGGGTTGTTGAGTTTCCAATTAAGGGGCAATTGGGTATTTACAATTTAGTGTACACAAAGGGAGTAATAACCGAATACCCACGGGCGTTGGTAGTTGACAAAGAGAGTTACGAATTATTAAACAGAAAAGACAATGAGTAAAAAGCAAATCGGAATTATCCCGAACAATGGCGACGTTCATACGGCGCAAATTGGGGTTCATATCGGACGGGTTGGCGTTTGCGTGTACGTCCGGGAATATTGGAAATATAAGAGTTGGTTTGTTGTTCCCGGCGTGTCCGTGGATGCGGTCAACGGTTACGACCGTTATGTTGACATTGAGGCGAAAATATTGTTTGTCGGCATTGGCATACGGTTTATATGGATTAAAAGAAAGGTAAAACGATGAAAGCAAAGATTTTATTGTTATCTTTGGCAACGCTTTTGTTGGGGGCGTGTCAAAGCGAGAACGAACCAACGGAAACATTTTATTTACTACAAAAATCCGAGAGCATGGAAGAAAGAAACGAGTTTGTAACGAATACCACGGCGGCAATGATACAGATAAACGCCCCCCGGTATAATTGTGAGATTGTCGAAACCGCATTAGCGGGCGGCGATAGGGTACGAATTTGCGTAAAAGGCGCAAAGGAAGATTTGGACGCATTGTTTGACTATGTAAACGAAGCGGGCAAAGAATGAGAGTAAAGCAACCCGAACCGTTCGACCCAAATAGAGAATACAGCCCCGGCGAACGTTGCGTTTACCGGGGTATGGTATTGATTGCCGAGATATGGACGGCGGCGGATGCACGATTAGCCAACAACAACCCCGCAATATTTACGCAACGTTGCGTTCGATGCAAAATTAAAAGGGAAGATTGCCCCGGAATTGGTAGGCAATGCGATAAATTCCATAGGAGCGACCGGAAAACGATTTATTGGCGTTTGTTGCGTATCGTCGGGGGATTTAAGGGCGTCGAAACATTGGAATTTAATTATAACGGAACAATTGCCGGGGTTAAGGTTGAAGCCGCCCCGGATAGTAATAACAAATAAATTTTTAGAGCGATGAACAAACAAGTATTAAGCCCCTTTGATTGCGATATGTGCGCAATGATTGAGGACATAACAAAACAAGAAATTGAGGTTACGGCGTCCGATACCTCAATACGTTTGAGTTGGGCGCAAAATGGAAGCGAGGGAAACGATAAAGCCGAGGGACAAAGGATTGAGGCGTTAAAACAGGCAATCCGGGGACGATTGGGCGACCGTCTTATTAAGTTCTTTTATGCCGATGGTAGGCAGTCGGTTTTTATGAAGTACGACCCGGAGGAATACCCGGAGGAAATGCGCACCCGATTAATCGACCCGGACACCACGGCGGGAACCCGGTATTGTCGCACCTTGTTAGAGGTTGACGCAATCCAATTTAGACGGGACAACGTGGACGACGTTTTGAGATTTACCGGAGGCGGAACGGTTACGACGCCCCGCACCCCGAACGGCAAAGCAATGTTTTCTTTTCCCGATGGTAACGGCATATTCGTTGACGTGCCGGAAAGTTGGTATATTATCCGGGAATTGAACGGACGATTTACCGCACGCCCGGAAAAGGATTTTAAACGGGAATTTGAACCAAAAGGAACCCCCGCCGAGAATTACACGGAGCAACCCGCCCGTCCGGTTGTTGCTCAAATTGCCAATCTGTTTAATGAGTTGTTCGGAACAAATATTGCGTCCCGTTGCCGGAAAATGGAGGAAGAATTTAACGAGTACAAAGAGGCGGTAAAACACGCAATGCCGACATTCGACGACCCCGGACGCATGAACGCCGTAATTGATGAATTGGCAGACCTTAACGCCGTCGTATTTCATTCCGCCGCAATATTAGGCATACCGCAACGGGATTTGTTGGAAATGGCATACGACAAAGTAAAAGGACGCCAAACCGACCCAAATTATAAACGGACACACCAGCACGAACCGAACAAAGGTTGCGGCGATTGTTCCAATTTCATGTATGAGGACGTAAACGGGAACGGTTATTGTGAGGCGTTCAAATCTGAACAAAGGTGCGGGAATTTACGTTGCCAAGAATATAAACCCAAAAAATAATAGAGCGATGATTGACAGAGAACAATTAATTAACGAGATTGCCGAGGTAGTAAACCGTAATTCAATGGAAAAGGCGTTTAATGATACCCCGGATTTTATTTTAGCCCGCATTGCGGTTGAAGCAATGGAAATGTTTACACGTGCAAGCGCACACCGGGACGATTACCACGGATTTAGAACGGCGGATTACGCCCGGAAACATAAAGCGATTTGCGAAAGTGAAAAGAAAGCAAAGCCCGTGAACACTTGTAAGGGTTGCCCGCTTATCGACGTTTGCCCCGCCGTCCAAATGGAAAAGCAACCGGAACGCAAAAGGGAGTATAAGAAACCGGAAGCGTTCGACGTGCCAAAAGAAGTGGAAGCAATGGCGGAATTTTTCGGCGAAATGTTCCCCGGAACAACGGTTGAAATACACCGGGTCGAAATGCCACGGCGCAACCCACGGGATAAACGCCGGGCAAAGAATAAACGGAAAGGAGGGCGACGCAATGAAAAATAAATGTTCGTCGGAAATTCCTAATATGCCGACCGGATGCGCCCCGGATAATAGACGCTCCGAAAAGATATGCGGAACGTGTCGATATTTTAACCCGGAATTTCCGGTAAATGGAAAGCCGGCCCCGGTATGTTTGGCAATAAAGGAAATGAAAGGGGGAACGGAATACACCAACCCCCGTGGAACGCAACATTATTTTCGTTGCTCAAATGGGAGATACGAAAACGGTATAGGACAATAGGCAATAAGCCCCGGAAAACAAAGCCGGGGTTTTGCCGTTTATATACATGAGAGTACAAACGTTTGGCAATGCACCGGAAAAGCCGTAATTTTACCCCGTGGTTGAAAGATAACCATTAAGACGATAAAAGTATTGAGTTAATAACAAAAGCTTCTTAAAATGGAAATTCCCTGCAAATAACTTGTAAAGGGTAAACACGTTTTAAGGAGGGACGGGATAAGAAAAGACAATGAGAGCCGGAAAGGAACCAAAGGGAGAAAGGGAAAAGGAACCGAGGAACCGAAACGATGTTTAAGACATTAGGCGCAAAGGTCGATTTTTTACCCCGTTTGAACATTAAAAGAGGTTGAACGATGGGAAAATTGAAAACGGGTAATAGGAGCCGGAAACCCGCCGGATATAATAAGCGTACCGAGGAACAACGGGATTATGACGTTGCGTTTTGTTCTAATCTGTTTTTACGAGGTTATTCATACCGGGAAATAGTGGCGGCGTTGAATGCTGATTTAGCGAAACGGGAAACGGGTTATACTATTTCGTTGGCAATGGTTTATTACGACTTGCAACAATGCCTTATCGAATGGAAGCGGGAACGGTTGGATAACATAGACGAATATGTTACACAAGAATTGCGTAAATTGGATATAATGGAGGTGCAAGCATGGGAGGCGTGGGAGGCGTCGAAAACCGGAAAGATGCGCACCAAAGAGAAAACCAACAAAGGGCGACCAATCAAAACCGATGCCGAGGACGGCGACCCGGAATATTACGGGTACAATGAAACCGCAACCGAAACGTCCGCCGGGAACCCCCGGTTTTTGGATTTGCTTTTGAACATTCAGCAACGCAGGGCAAAGATGTTAGGGTTTGACGCACCCGTTAAAATTGAGATACCCGGATATAACGCCACGACCGACGACGATAAACCAAAGTACGACGTTAAGGCAGTCCCGGACGATATGTTGTTTGCGTTGGCTGATAAACTGCAATCCGCCGAATATCAAAAGGCATTGTTGGAGAAAGGGGGGGCGCAATAATGGCAAAGAGAGTAACCGCACCCCGTCCGGGAACCAAGCAACCGGAATGGCGAACCGAGATTTGCGACACGTGCCGTTTTTCGGAATGGATAACGGACGACCATAGACACCGGGATTTAAACGGGAACCCGATTTGTTTACGTTGCCCGCATTATCAATATTACATTGTCCGAGGTCGCCGGGCGTGTTCTAAATGGGAGAAAGGAGCAAAGCAATGAACAACGAACAATTAATGCAGATGTACGACGCAATCCGGCAACAACCGGATTTGTTGGTTAAAGCCGCCGCCCGTAAACGTCTTATCAACTTTGCCCGGTATATGCAACCGGATTTAGTATTAGAGCCGTTCCACGTCGTTTATTATACCCTTTTGGATATGTTCGCACACGGCAAAATACGAAAGATGATTGTACAACAACCGCCCCAACATGGCAAATCGGAGGGGTCGAGCCGTAAATTACCCGCATTTATGTTGGGGTTAGACCCCGACCGCAAAATATGTATCGGTTCGTATGCGGCGACAATCGCACGGGATTTTAACCGGGACGTTCAACGAATAATCGACACGCCCCGGTATCGTGAATTATTCCCCGGCACGTACTTAAATGGGTCAAACGTCGTAGCAATGGCTAATACCTATTTGCGCAATTCCGATGTTATCGAAATGGTAGGGCGTAAGGGGTCGTTGCGTGTCGTCGGTCGTGGCGGTTCGCTGACGTCTAAAACCGTGGACGTTTCGATATTGGACGACGTGTATAAGGATTACGCCGAGGGTAACAGCCCGATAATACGGGCGGCGGCGTGGAAATGGTACACGGCCGTTGTACGCACCCGTTTACACAACGATAGTCAAGAATTGATTGTATTTACCCGTTGGCACGACGACGATTTGATAGGGCGCATTGAAAAGAGCGGCGAAACGATTATTGATGTTAAGTGTTGGGCGGATTTAGAGAACGTAACGCCGGGGGCGTGGGTGCGCATAAATTTTGAGGGATTGAAAACCGGGGAACCGACCGAGATAGACCCACGGGAACCGGGGGTGGTATTATGGGAAAGCCGACACAGTAAGCAAAAGTTGGAAGCGCAAAAAGCATTAGACCCGGTACAATTTCAATGCCTCTATCAAGGCAACCCCGGTTCCGCCGAGGGTCGATTATATCAACCGTTCAAAACATGGGTTGAAAAATCCGATTACGGCACGTACATACGTTCCGGCGCATACATAGATGTTGCCGATGAGGGGGACGACCTTTTGTTTGCCGCCACGTATGACGTTTATAAATCGGACAACATGATTTTCAACGAGAAAACAAAGCGTATGGAACCGTTGTTATTTGCTTTAATTACGGATATGGAAATGACGGACGAAAATACGGACGTTACAACCGTAACCGTTCCGGCAATGATTAACAGGAACGGCACGCAAAAAGTATGGGTTGAGAGTAACAACGGCGGTGCGGGTTACGAAAAGGTTATTAAAAAGAAAATGCGGGCAATGACAGACCCGTTTTATCAAGGCGGCAATAAGGAAAGCCGGATAATTACGGCGTCCGCAATGGTAAATCAAAGTATTATTATGCCGTTCGGTTGGGAAACCCGGTACAAAGCGATTTACGACCATGTTACAACCTTTTTGCGCAATTTCGATGCGAACACGCACGACGACCCGGAGGACGGATTAACCGGGATTTACGAAAAAGAGATTGCCGACGGTAATATACAGCCATACGCACACGCAAACCGAGGCGTAAAACGTCGCAATTAGCATTATTTTTGAGATATGCAAGATTGTAACCGAAAAAGTTTATAACTTTGTAGCGAAAACAAAGGGCAAAGGGACAGCCCGGAGATAGTAAATAATAGTTTTAACGTTAAAAATTGAATTTATGATTACTTGTAAGTGTCCGGCGGTGGCTGCATTGCCCGATATTCCCGCCGTAAAATGCGCCGAAAGTTTCGGGCAAATCCAAAAGGTAGCATTTCAGCGTCTAACCAAAGACGATGGAAGCAAAAACAGTTTCACGAGCGAAAAGGCAATTACTTTGCTTGCTTCATGGACGCCGTTGTTGGCAGCGGCTGATAGTACAAAGATTGTCGTTTCCCCGTATATCCAAGCCCCGACCAACGAAGCCGGAGCCGCCCGCACCTTTGGCGGCGGTAACGAAACATTGGGAGGTATTGAGGAAATTATAGGGCGTGAACCGAACCCGTTCACGGGCGTAATGCGTAAAATCCCCCAATCGGTTATTAAGGCGATGAAAGAATTGCAATGCGAAAGTTGGGCGGACAATTTGGGCGTATATCTGTTTGATGAAAACGGAAGTATTGAAGCAATTCAAGACGAAACGACCCCGACAACGTATTATCCTATTCCAATTCGTTCTTTGTTCATTGGGGACAAAACGCACGGCGGATTGGAAGCCCCGGACAGCAACGCAATACAATGGGCGTTTTTGCCGAACTATTCGGACGACCTAACAATTGTTGCCCCGGATTTCAACCCGCTAACCGATTTGAAACCCGCCGTTGTAGGAGGTTGACGATATGGCGGCAAAGGTTACAAAGGTTAAATTAGTTTGTCCGCCGCACAATTTGACCGAAGAATTTGAGATTAAGCACGCCGAAAGGTTGTTGCGGATGCCAAACAACGGCGGTTGGCAGTTACCCAAAGACAGCGATTTTAAATTTACCAACGACAATGGGATTGAGTATAGACGAAATAAAAAAACGGATAACGGAGCCGAAAAAGCGTAAGACGATAAACAAAGCCGTTTATCATCAACAACGCATTAATTTTCACGCCCGCACCCGTATTACGTCGTTTGACATTTGCCAACCGATTACGGACTTTATGGCATTTGTTTCTAACTTATTGCCGCATGACAAATTTAAGATGTTCAAAACATTGTTCCGTTACCCCGTTAAAACAAACGAGGTAACGGGCGTTTGTTTTGATAAGTTGAGCCGGATTTTTGACGGTCGTAACCCGGCGTTCAATTATCAGTTCCAAAACCCCGAACAACGGGACGATTGGGAATATTACCGCCAAGACGTATTACATGAGCCGGAAATATGGAGTACGAAAGGTTGGGAGTTTTTCCAAACGGAAATAAATAGCGTTCTAATTGTCGATATGCCGAGCGAACAAAACCCCGGCGACAAATACCCGCAACCGTATTTCTATTGGTTGCCTATTGCATCCGTGATTGATTACAGAGCCAACCCGACGACGGGGGTAATGGATTATATCATTTTTAGGCAAGACGGGGAACGTATCGCAGTGATTGACGACGAACGTTATAGGGTATTCAGAGAGGACAAAAACCATAATATCGGCGAATTGTTGGTTGATAACCCGCACGACGTCGGTTATTGTCCCGCCCGTTTCTTTTGGAACGAACCTTTGAGCCTATCAGAACCCGACGTTAAACAATCCCCGCTAACCAGACAATTGGAGGCGTTGGATTGGTTTTTGTTTTACCATATCAGTAAACGACATTTAGACTTATACGGCGCATATCCGATTTATTCCGGGTATGAACAAAGTTGCGATTTCAGTAACGGCGAAAATGGCGATTATTGCGACGGTGGGTTTTTGAAAGACAAACAAGGGTTTTATAAATTGGATGCCGCCGGGCTTTTGATGCGTTGCCCCAAATGCGGGGATAGTCGCATTAATGGCGTTGGTTCGTTCGTGGAAATACCAATACCGGACGGGGATAAACAACCCGATTTGCGTAACCCGGTGCAAATGTTGACCGTTGACCGTAATAGTTTGGATTATAACGTTGAGGAAGAAAACCGCCTAAAGAATGACATTATTACGTCGGTTGTTGGAACCAACGAGGAAATAACGACACGGGACGCATTGAACGAACAACAGATTGCCGCCAACTTTGAAAGCCAAAGCACGGTATTAAACCGGGTAAAAAAAGGATTTGAGGCGGCGCAACAATTCGTCGATGAAACCGTTTGCCGTTTGAGGTATGGCGGTTTGTTCGTTTCTGCAAAAGTCAATTACGGCACGGAGTTTTATTTATCCAACGCAACGGAGTTACGGGAACGTTACAAGGTAGCAAAGGAAAGCGGCGCAAGCGAGGCGGAATTAGACGCACTACAAAACCAAATTATCGAAACGGAATACCGGAACAATCCAACCCAATTGCAACGTATGTTGACGTTGGCGGAATTGGAACCGTACCGACATTTGACCCGTAACGAGGTATTGGATTTGTACGACAAACAGATTATCAGCGAAAACGATATGCGTATAAAGTTGAATTTTGCTAACTTTGTACGCAGATTTGAGCGTGAGTATTTGAACGTGTTAGAGTTTGGGTATAATATGCCGTTCAACTCTAAGATAAATTTTATAACAAATAAATTTAACGATTATGCGAGTGAAAGTAAGCGAGGGCAAAACTAAAGACGTTGCGATTATCGACGTTACGCCCGAAAACTACATTGTCCCGGACAATGAGAAACATTTGTATCATTGCGTTATCGAAATTAAGAAATTCGACAGCGAAACGGGCAAACGGTTATCAATTCCCCGTATTCAGAAGTTCGGCAAAAAGGGTTATGAAAATAGCATTGCCGACAATCTGAAAAAACAGGGTTACACGATTACCGTATTGCACGACCCCAACGAGTACATGAAAGCCAAAGCCGAGGCGGACGAAAAGGCAAAGGCAGAGAAAGCCAAAGCCGCCGAGGAAAAAGCCAAAGCCGATGCCAAAGCAAAAGCCGAGGCGGACGCCAAAGCCCGTGCCGAGGAAAAGGCAGCATTGAAAGCCGAGATTTTGGCAGAATTGAAAGCGGCGGGCGTTATCCCGGCGACAACTGCAAAGGAACCCAAAGCCGATGCCAAAGCAAAAGCCGAGGCGGACGCCAAAGCCGAGGGCAAAAAGTAACCGAATATTAATTTAATAATCAAAGGGAAAGATTATGGCATTAACGATTGATGTTTTAAAGGCAAATGCGGCATTAGCCGGATTAACCGACGAACAATTGACAGCGATAACCACGTTATCAGTCAACGACGAAAATAGCGTAATAGCAAAGAAAACCGGGGAAATTTACGGCGGTTTGGATGCGGACATTTTAGCCGTTTCCGGTATCGCCAAGAACGGAACCGAAAAAACGTTTGATTACGCCAAACGAGTATTAACCGAGTTCAAAACCAAAGTTGAGGGCGCAAACGGTCTGCAATCACAGATTGACAGCCTAACCAAAGAAAAGGCACGTTTGGAAAAAGCCATTGCCGACGGTGCGACGGATGCGGAAACCGCAAAGGCATTGAAGCAAGCAAAGGCAGATTTGCAAAGCGTTACGACCCAATACAACGACCTCAAAACGAAATACGACCAAGCCGAACAAACCCACACAAACGAGGTGTTCGGCATTCGTGTTGAAACGGCATTGCAGACAGCAACCGCCGGATTGAAGTTTAAGGCAGGGTTGCCGGAAAGCGCAACAAAGGTTTTGTTAGACCAAGCGATTGCAAAGATTAAGGGCATGAACCCCGAATTTATCGACGACGGAAAGGGCGGCAAAATGTTAGCGTTTAAGGACGAAAACGGCGCAATCATGCGCAACCCGAACAATCAGTTGAACCCGTACACCCCCGGCGACCTTTTGACCCGTGAATTGGAAACAATGGGTATTTTGGATAAGGGACGCAAAGCGGCGGGCGGTGGTACAGGCGCACCAAGTGGAGGCGGTGCGGGCGGTAATATTACCGTTGACATATCCGGCGCAAAAACGAGGGTTGAGGCATACGACGCAATTACGGCGACGTTGGAACAACAAGGGTTAAAAGTCGGAACGGCTGAATTTGACGCCGGAATGCAACAAGCATGGAAAGACAACAATATTTCCGCATTACCGGAAAAGTAAAAGACAACACGGGTAAAGGGTAAACCCGCATTTATAAACAATTTAATTTTTTAAACAATGAGTTTAATTGCAACAAGAGTACAGAATTGGCGGATAGAGAACCCGGAGTTAGACCGTAATATGTTCCGCCCGTGTGAGTACGGCGCATTGGATTTCTTCATTGAGCAAACCAACGCCCCCAACTCAATTATTAGCCCTAATTTGAGAGATAGGGCATTAGTAAGTATCGGTAACACGGTACAGGTTCCCGTTATCAATTATGACGAAAACGTACAGGTTAGCAACGTGCGTTCGTGCGTTATTGCTGATAACGAAAATACATCCGCATTGGTAACGCTTGTTTGGGCTACCTATGCAATCGGGTTTACAATGGTTCCGGCGGCATACTCAAACAATGAGATTTCGTACAACCATGACTTTATGCGCAAAATGGAGAAAACAACCCGTGCGTTGGCGGACGCTTTGGATAAAGGAGCCGTTGCCGCATTGGAGGCGAACAAAACGCAGGTGTTCAAAACATTGCTCAATTACACGCAGACCGGGAACGTTGTACAAGTGCCAACCCAAATGGCAACCGAGATTTTGGGCGACATTAACCCAATCATGCGGGCGAATTGTTACCCGGAATATATCCATCTTATCGCAAATGCGGGAGTTGATAGCCTAATTCGCAAGTTGGCGCAACATGGCGTTTACAACGACGTTAATAAGCGTATGGAGTACGACAACAAAGTATTGCACTACACTAATAACGTAACGGATGAAGCGGGCAAAATGGGAACAATGTTTGCCGTTGCTGATGGAAATGTTAGTATTTTAACCCGTGTTGACCGTGAAGCGTACCGCCGTACCCGTGCGAATTTCCACGAATGGGACATTGTACGATTGCCGTACATTGATTTGCCCGTTGGTTCGCATTATTATACCACCGTGGGCGACCAATCGGCGATTATGGGCGACGCAACCGCCGATTTGACGTGTGCCGTTAAGGAGTATTTCGGATTTAGCGTTGATGTTGCCTACATGGTAGCATATAACAGCAACCCGGACACCGTGGCAAATCCGATTATCAAAGCCGAGATTGCAGCACGCAACCCGAATGAACCATTAGGAATGCCCGTATATGTAACCAACGCCGGGGAATTTCCCGCCGGGGGTGCAGGCGCATAAGCCGGAAAACGGAACAATTATTTAACCGAGGGGACGGGGTGGTTATCCCCGCCCCCTTTTTAAATTTACGCAGTATGTACCGGATAAAAGAGATACAAGATAAATTATTGCACGTCGTCGGTTGGGAACAATCATATAATCCCGCCGAGGCAATCGCCGAGCAATTGACAGAAACCGAAAGCGGTTTATATTTTCAAGGGGCGCACCCGCTTGTAACGTTGGATAACATGGCGGCAATCGTCCCGGATAATTGGGGCTATCAATACCCGGTTTGGAACGATACAAAGGAATGGAAAGCCGGAACCGTGGTACAATATGCCAACGATGCGGCGGGCAAACCTTTGTATTGGGTCGCTTTGGTTGATAACGTCGCCGAGGTTCCCGCCGAGGGTTCGACCTTTTGGGAGAAATATAACATATTGTCCGACTATTTGGAGCGTTTGACCCGCAACGGAATTTCCACGGCGGTACAAACGTTTACCCAAATAAAGGGGTTGGATAAGGAAACAAAGAACCTATTGGAGCGTCGCACGTTCTTTGACGGTGCCGGACGTATCAGAGCAACCCAACCGAATAATCATAAGTTGGTAGGGTTTGAGATTATCCCGGTGCGAGCGATGGGAGTAACCGCACAAATACACCGGGTTGGCTTGCAAATGACGGGCGGAACCGGGATTGTGAAATTGTACCTTTTCCATAGTTCACAGATTGACCCGATAAAAACATTTGATTTGAATTTTACGCTAACAAATGGCGGCTTTCAATGGTTTACGTTGGAAGATTGTTTTTTGCCGTATATCAGCGACGCAAACAACGCCGGGGGTGCGTGGTTCCTTTGCTACAATCAAGACGATTTGCCCGCCGGGATGCAAGCAATTAACGTGTCGAAAGATTGGAGCGGCGAACCGTGCGGAACGTGTACCGGGTACGGCAATATTGAGGCATGGCGGCAATTGACAAAATATTTGCAGATTTCCCCGTTTATGTACAACGCCCCGGAAACATTCGCCGAATACCCGGAGTTGTGGGATATAGCGTACACGATGTACACTAATACGCTAAATTACGGGTTGAATTGTGAAATTACCGTCGGTTGCGACCTAACCGATTTTATCGTTGAACAACGGGCGATTTTCCAAACGGTAATACAACGCCAAGTTGCGGCAATCGCTTTGCGCACGTTGGCAATGAACCCCAACGTAAGGGTCAACCGGAACCAATCCAACGCCTCTAAAATGGAAATATTGTACGAGTTGGACGGGAACGTTGAGGGACGCCCCGGCGGTTTGGGTTATGACCTTAAAAAAGCGTTTGAGGCTTTGCGATTAGATACGCAAGGGATTGACCGTATTTGTTTGAGTTGCAACAACCGGGGCGTTAAGTACCGGACAACGTAATTGCATTATGGCGGGGTTACAATCAATAATTGATTTACGAAACCGGGTTAATACATTTAACGACGGGTTGACGTCCGGGTTGATTATACGGGACATAATCGACGACGGAATAACAACGGCGTTTATCATTGATGCCAACGCCGAGGAACAATTATTTGAACAAGGTATTAACCGTTTGGGCGTTGACATAATGGATTATCGACCTTATACCCCGCTAACAATAGCCATTAAGGAGGAAAAGGGACAACCGACTAACCGGGTAACGTTACGGGATGAGGGCGATTTTGAGAGTAGTTTTTATTTGGAAGTCGGCGACAAACAATTTGAAATTAAGGCGTCGGATTTCAAGACGGAAGATTTGATAAAAAAGTACGGGCGGCAAATATTGGGATTGACGAACGAAAACATTGCTAAACTGATTTGGCAATACGTTTACCCGGATTTGCTAACCAAAGCAAAAAAAACGATATACGGAAATGGATAGAATACCGATTATAAAGAACCCGGAGTTATTCGACCGGGTTATTGCAAATATTCAAAAGGGATTGGCGGACGGGTTGCCGTGGCTTAACTATTCCTTTGGACGTTCGGAACGGTTGGTTAAGTCCATACAAGGAAAACGATATTACACGCCCAATATTTACGTCGGCGGCAATGAATATATGTTGATTGCCCCGGATAGTAATATAGGGAATTTTTCGTTTTTCGTGTTGGACGACCCGCAACAAATTGATTGGTTCCCCGGCGAACAAAACAAATATACAACGCCGTTTTCGGTTATCTTTTGGTTTGATATGCGCACGATAACCAACGACCCCAACAACCGGAATACGGAGGCGGTCAAACAACAAATCATGCGGGTATTGAATGGCGGTATTTGGTTGCGTTCCGGTTCCATGACAATAAACAGAGTGTACGCAAAGGCGGAAAACATATTTGCCGGGTTCACTTTGGATGAAATAGACAATCAATTTTTAATGCACCCGTTCGCCGGGTTCCGATTTGCCGGGGAATTGGGAATTGATGAAACGTGTTTAACTGATTAACAACAAGTATATGAAAGCATTTTTATTTTATACGGTCGTGGTTGCTTTGGTCGCTGCATTCGGGTTGACCTTGTTACGCAAATGGGGCGTTATCGAATGGGTGCAAATCCACGGTAACAAGTTTTTCGCAAAGATGTTTAATTGTGATTTCTGTTTGTCCTTTTGGGCGGGGGTTGCTTTGGCAATCCTTTTGGCGTTTATAACCGGGAACCCCGCATTGTTGTTGGTTCCCTTTTGTTCAACCATGATAACACGTTATTTGCTATGAAAACGGTTAAGATAGGAGAATACACGGTTGAGATATACGACGCAATCGACGAATTGCCGATGTTGCGTTTTCATAAGTACAATAAAATGTTGTTGGTTGACGCCGGGATTGGTTCCGATTTGCAGGATTTCGATACACATATTGAAAAGGCAATGAGATACGCCCGGAGTAAAACCCCCGAATTGGCGGCAATCGAATTGGATAATATGCGGCAAAACGTGTATTTCATTCAAACCGGAATAAGCCCAAAGCATTTGGCGTTTGCCGTGTTGGTTAAGTCAATCGACGGGGAACCGCACAACGATTTGTCCGACGATGGGTTGCAAAAGGTCGTCGATATGTTCGGCGATGTTCCCGTTAAAGAGTTGACCGCCCAAATGGAAGCGGTCAAAAAAAAAATAGATGAAGAATTGCAAATGTATTTCCCCCGGTTGTTCGACGATGCGACAGTTAAAGAGTATTACGACGAATTGCGCAACCGCACAATGTTAATGTTGGATGCGATTATAAACGGCGATACAGAGGACAAACGGGCGGAAATTGATAAAATAACCACGATGTTGTTGTTATATAATCGCCCGGTTGTTTTTAGCGGTTCCGATAACATGGAAATTCAGTACGATAAACAGTTTGAAAATATGTGTTTAACCATATCCCAACATTTACACGTACCGGAACCAAAGAAATACACCGTATTGGAGTATTACAACGCATTTGAGCGGATAAAGGAGTTGTTGAAACCGACCAAAAACAAAAACGGTGTCAAATAAGGCGATTTGCAGTGTTGTTTTTCTTTGGTTGATTAACTACATGGAAAAGAAAAGATGATTTAATACGGGGCAAATTGCCCGCAAATAACGTTAAGTATGGCAGATAATAACAACCCTATAAAATATAGCGACCTTGTAAGCCCAGACGATTCGATTACAAAGTTGATAAATCAGTTAGACCAACTTTCCGATGCCTATATGAACACTCTAAAGAATATAAAGAGTGAGGCGATAACGGTTAAGGCTGCATTGGAGGGGGTAAGCGGGGCGACCGAAAACGGACGTAAGACAATCCGGGGAGCGTCCGCCGATACCGACAAATTGACACGGGCGGCACGGGATTTGGCATTTGCGGAAAGCGAGAACGCAAAACGGTTGGCGGAATTGAAGCAAGCCCAAAAGGAGGCAAACGAGTTGAACAAATTAACGACCCGGTTAAATCAGTCCGCCGAGGGTTCGTATAATCGTTTGTCCGCCCAATATTCTATTAATAAAATATACCTCAATAACATGACGGTTGAGGAAAGGGAGGCAACCGAAGAGGGGCGCAAATTGGTTGCCGAAACAAAAGCAATTTACGAGGAAATGAAGCGGTTACAAGAAGCGACCGGGAAAACGTCGTTAAACGTGGGTAACTATTCCGATGCCGCCAAAGGTTTAACGACCCAAATACAGAACCAAACGAAACAATTAGCATTGTTACGATTGGAGGGTAAACAAGGAACCGCCGAATATCAGCAATTGAGTAAAGAAACCGCAATATTGAAAGATGCGGTTGCCGATGCGACCGCCGAGATTAAACGCATGGCGTCCGATACGTCCAATTTGGATGCGGTATTGAGTTTTGCGGCGGGTGCGTCCGGTGGGTTCGCTGCATTTACCGGGGCAATGGAATTGTTCGGGGCGGAAAGTGAGGACGTGCAAGAAGCGCAAAAGAAGTTACAGGCGGCAATAGCCATTACAACCGGGGTGCAAGCCATACAAAACGCAGTACAAAAACAATCCGCAATTATGTTGGGTATTTCCCGGCTACAAATGGCGGCATTGAGCAAAGCGCAAGTTTATAACCGCCTTGTTACCATGCAGGGAACAAAGGCAACATTGGCGGCTACAATTGCGCAAAAGGCTTTCAATCTGATTGCCGCCGCAAATCCGTATGTTCTTTTGGCGTTGGCATTGGTTACGGTTGTGGGGGCTTTAGTTCTGTTTGCATCTAATACCGATAAATCGGCAAAGAACCAACAAAAACTTAACGAGGCGCAAAAGGCGTGGTTGGATTATTTGGAAACCGAGGCAACCGAAATGAACCGGGTTAGCAACGAACGTGTCGCCCAATTGAACCGGGAATTAAACATTGCTAAAGCCCGTAACGCTTCATTGTCTGAAACCCGAAAGATTGAGGACGAAATATTAGCCGAGCGCACAAAGGCGCATAATAAAAGCGTTGGTTTTTACGGTCAAGAATTAAACGATTTGGAGGCAAACCGGGCAAAGTTGAAGCAATTAAACGATATGTTATTGCAGTTGAATAACGCCAAAGCCCGTGGGGATAAGAAAGTTTATATTGATGTTGATTTAGACGGTAAAATTGATAAAGTCAAGGTTGATGAAGCAATTGAAGCCGTACAGGGTCAAATAGATAATACCGGGCGGGCGGTTGACATTGCCGTTAATCTAAAAACCGAGGGGGCGGATTTGGACGCCGAAAGGAAAATACAAGCCGCCCAAAGAGCAAACGAAAACCGGAACGCCGCCAAAGCGGAAACGGATATATTGCGCAAAGCCGAGGACGCCCGGATTGCCTTAATTAAAAATTCATTCGACCAACAACGGGCGCAACGTCAAGCCGCCAACGCCCGTGCGATTGCCGACATACAATTGCAGTTGAGGACGGAAACCAATTTAACGGTTAAGGCACGCAAAGCGTTGAACGACCAAATTGTTTTATTACGGGAACAATTGGCGGTTGATATGGTAGATATTGCTAATAACCAACGGGCGGCGGAATTATCCGCACAACGGGCAACACAGGACGCCCAAATTGCATTAATGGCAGAGGGTGCGGAAAAGCAACGGGAACAATTGCGGGTTGAGTATGAAAGGCAAATACAGGACATTAACACCCGGTTAGAAACCGAGCGGGGATTAACTGAAACACAAGTTGCCGAATTGCTTAACCAACAATTACTTTTGCAACAACAATATGCAAAGAGTTTGGGCGAATTGAACGACCAAATTAGAATAGACCAAATGCAAGCTGCTGCCGACCGGACACAATTACAATTAGACGCCGCCCGTGAGGGTTCGCAGGAAGAAATAAATTTGCGTATTCAGTTATTACAGCAACAACGGGCAATCGAATTGGCGCAAAACCGACAATTAGCCGAGGACGTCCGCCAATCCGAAGCGGATATTAACGCCAAATATGATGCTAAGGTATTGAAGCAAACGACCGAGTTAAATCAACAACGGGCGTTAATGCTGTTTGACCAAACACAAGCGCTGGAGGCGTCCGAGTTTGATTTAATCCGTAATTCAGAGGAACGCAAAACCCGGTTCCGGTTGGCACAAGAAAAGGCACGGTTGCAAAAGATTTTAGAACTGAACAAAGCGGCGGGCGTTAAAATGACGGATGCCGAGGTTAAGACAATCGAAAATACCATTGCGAAAATCGACCAAAAAATAAAGAAAAGCAAAGGCGACGAACGGGGAAACGATATTTACGGGTTGTTTGGGCTGAATTTGGACGACGACCAAAAGGAGGCAATAAGTACGTCCGTTTCCTTTGCCATTGAGCAATTAAATAGTTTTTTGGACGCAAAGGTACAAGCCGCCGACGCCGCCGTTTCCGCCGCCGACAAAGAAGTTGACGCAAGCCAACGCCGATTAGATGCGGAATTAGAGGCACGGGCGAACGGTTACGCCAATAACGTTGCAATGGCACAAAAGGAGTTAGACCAAGCCAAAAAGAACCAAGAAAAAGCCCTAAAGGAGCAACAAAAGGCGCAAAAGGCACAACAAGCAATCCAAACAATACAACAAATTGGGAACCTTGTAACGGCGTCCGCTTTGATTTGGTCGCAATTGGGGTTCCCGTTTGCAATCCCGGCAATTGCGATAATGTGGGGTTCCTTTGCCGCCTCAAAAATCAAAGCCGCCCAATTATCCAAATCCGCCAATGCCGGGGGTTCGGAAAGTTACGGCGATGGTACGGTTGAAATGTTGGCGGGCGGTTCCCACCAATCCGGCGACGATGTGGATTTAGGAACCAAACCGGATGGAACCCGGAGGCGTGCCGAGGGCGGGGAGTTTTTCGCCGTTATCAATAAACGCAATTCCCGGAGATTCCGCCGAATAATCCCGGACGTAATTAATAGTTTGAACCGTGGAACCTTTGCAAAAAAATATATGAATGCCTATAATACCGAGGGCGTCAATATTTCAGTCCAACAAAACGATACACCGGATTTGCGGGATTTGAAAAACGATGTAAGGGAGATTAAAGAGCAAAACCGCCGTCGCCGTTATGTTGATGGCAACGGCAATGTTGTTGAGATATACAAGAATTTGACACGTAAAATAAAAAATTAAATTATGAACCCGATTTATAGATTTGGATTTGTAAACACGTTCTTTGTTGATGGCTTTGCGGTGGGTACCGATGGAACCCACACAAGCCCCAATTATTCGTACACAAAGGAATATATACCCGTTTCTAATATATACCCCCGCAAATTGTTTATGAGTTCGGCACCGGAAAACGCCGGGGTTTGGTATGATTCAAACAAAAATATCATATCAAATTTTGGTTCCAATCCCCCGGCGGCAAATGTGGAATTTGACATACCTAACAATGCGTATTACGTCCGGGTTAATTTCTCTTTGGCGTCCCGGCGTGCGGGGTCTGCATGGTTGAGATTGGGAACGATGGACGCCGATAACTATATTGCGCCGTATATCGTGCATCCCAATTATAAGGATGATTTGGCAAAGGAGTACGAATTAGAAACGAACCAACGATTTTACCGGGCGAAATTGTCCGGTAAATTGTCGTTTATCCGGGATGATTACGACTACATTAATAACAAGCCATTCGACACAACGTTTTTGTTGCTGATAGAGAAAAGCAACGACGGCGGGAAAACATGGACGTCGTATTATTCCGGGCAATTTATGAAAACCGATTGCACGTTTATTGATTATGATAAAAAAGTTACTGTACAACCGGACACGATAGATGAATATAACGACGTTTTAGCCGGGTTGGAGAAAGAATATAATCTAATAACATTAGCCCCGTCAATCCAACGGATAACAATAAACAAGCGTCCATTAATTCAAATATATGTGCCGGGGGATAGCGTTGTTTCTTGTTTTTTGGGCGGTACGAATTGGGAACAAGACGCAAACGCCACGACAGACCAAAACGCACTAATACAAACCTATCGTTTTGCTCTATGTAATATTTTGAAAGAAATACAAATTACGTCGCACGGTTCCCCGGCGGTAATAGCCGGGCTTTATATCGGGCGAATGGCGACGGGTGCAAGTGCGGACGTTTTCGAGGGTAAATTATATTCGGAATTAAATGTAAATTATTATATCTATGTTTCACAACAACGATTTTCGGGGGGGGTACCTTTTGGAATTGCAGGGGTTGAAATACGCCGCCAATCTGATGATGTGGCAATGTTTAGGTATTTAAAGGTTACACAAGAACCGTTTGATACGTTGGAGTTTGATTTAACCGCCGTTGAGGGTTCCGGGGCAACCGGAACAATGCACGCCGATATGAAAAGTTATAATATATACGCCCGGTATTTGTGCGATGTGGAAAAAATCAACGACCTAAATACATATCTATTGCCCGCCGATGATATAGTTGATAACAACCGTAATTATAGGCGTGCGATTGGTTACGCAATCGACGTGGCGTTTATATCTAACAACTTTTCAGATACGCCGACCGAGTGGGGATTAGCCGACAACGGAAAGTATTTTGCGCCGCCTTATTCCATTTACGGGCAAACTTTTTATCCAATCGCCCGGTCAACGTGGCGTTATGCGTCGTTGTGGTTTGGCTTTTATCTGATGGATTGGATATTAGAGGAACAAGCCCGGAAAGCATATACTTTGCGGGATGCGTTCCCCGTTGCGTCTTGTATTTCCGTTTTGCTCAATCAGATTGCGCCGGGTATAAAGCACGAAGCGACGGCGGAATATAGCCAATTTTTGTACGGGTCAAGCAATCCAATATCTGGGTTGACATTCCGGTTGCTTGTTTCGCAGAAAACGAACATTATAAACGGGGGATATCAACAACCCGCACAAAAGGCACCAACGACGTTGCAACAATTTACAAATATGTTGCGGGATTGCTTCAAATGTTATTGGTACATTGACGGAGGTAAATTCAAAATTGAGCATATCCAATTTTTCAAAAATGGCGGTTCGTACGGCGGCGGCGCAATTATTAGCCGAGATTTGACGAAAGAAATTAATTTGCGCAATGGGTTGCCGTGGGCGTTCAATACGTCGGAATATTCGTTTGATAAGGTCGATTTGGCGGAAAGATACCAATTTGAATGGATGGACGACGTTACGGCGGCATTTGAGGGGTTGCCGATACAAGTAATAAGCAAGTATGTAACGCCCGGAAAGGTTGAGGAAATTAATATATCAAACTTTACGTCCGATATTGATATGATGTTGTTAAACCCCGGCAATATGAGTTCGGACGGGTTCGCCTTGTTTGCCGCCGTTCCGCCAACGTCCGGGTCGCAATGGATATTACCATTTACCCGCCAAACTATTAACGGGGTCGAATATTTTTTGCAAAACGGATATTTGGCGTTTATCAATCTGCAATCCCCGTATTGGTTGTATGATTTGCCCGCCCGTCGTGTATCAATAAACGGTTCCGAGGTTTACGCCCGTGGCATTGAGAGAAAGAAGAAACAAACGTTTAGTTTTCCGGCAAATGACGACCCAAACCCGATGCAGCTAATAAAAACGTATATCGGCAACGGTCAAGTTGATAAATTAAGCGTAAATTTGTGCAGTCGTTCCATTAAAACAACATTGAAGTATGACACCGAATAACAATTTATCCGTTTTGCCATTTTATACAGATAGGCAATACCAAGATTTCCGCAAGTCTTATGCGTATGGCGACGTTTACCCGCTATTTACGCCGTTGAATAAGTTATTGCCGTTTCAGATAATCCGCCCGACCCGTTCAAATGCGATTCGTTGGGTGCGGATTTACGATTATAAGATTACCCGGTTGTTGGCTGACATAACAACCCAAATGAAAGAAACCGGATTGCAGATTGTCCGGTTTGCTAATTACGGTTATGACGTTATTGTTTATCCCGGTATCGGACAAATGGCGTTGAATTTCCCGGAGGGACGTTATACGATGATGATTAACGACGGCGTGCAAACATTCGTTTCCGACGTGTTTACGTGGGTTAGCGGAACGATGGACGGTTATTTGTGTGTTGAGTGGAGCGATGCGCAAAACATGGAGGTTGACGGCGGACAAATCGTTTACGAGGGCGTCCCGTTTAAAAACCGGGTTTACTTATGTACGGAATTGGGGAAACCCGAATACAAGTTTGAGGAAGAGGGGGAAGAACGGGACGGGTATTTTTTCCCGGAAAAACAAATATCGGAAAAGACATTCCGGTTTATCTTTTTAGCCCCCGAATACCTTTGCGACGTAATGCGGTTAATCCGTATGAGTGATTTTGTAACGGTTTACAGTCAAGGCAGGAAATACGATTGCGATACGTTTCTAATTACACCTAAATGGCAAACGCAGGGCAATTTAGCATCCGTTGAATGTGAATTTGAATGCGCAACCGTGGTTAAGAAAATCGGACGGGGAGTTATCCCGCCGGAAACAAAAGGAGATTATAATAATGATTTTAACAACGATTTTGACAACCAATAAATTATTTTGAATGTATGGGAAATTATGAAGAATTAAAAGCCGCCGTTGCAGCGGTTATTAAACAAAATGGTAATGAAGAAATTACCGGGCAAATAATGCAAAATACATTATTGTCTATGATTAGCAACATTGGGGCTAATTCGACCTTTGCGGGCGTCGCAACGCCCGAAACCGCACCGGGAACCCCCGACCAAAACGTTTTTTATTTAGCAGGAACCCCCGGAGTATATGCCAACTTTGGCGGGTATGAGTTAAAACAAGGTATTGTTATATTTACGAATGCGTCCGGGTCTTTTACTGCCGTGGATTTAGGTATTAATAATAATGATGTTATGATGAAATTTTTACCTGATAAATCTATTATAGGCATTCCCAATGTTGATTATAATCATATTTGCAACATTTCATCCGGCGGGGCTTTTACGGGCTAT